ATCTATGAATTTATTTCTTTGATTAATATCTAGCTTATAAAATTTATAATTCTTTATATCGGAAGGTATATTTTTGATGTTAGAAGCGTATGAAATTTTATCAATATTTATTATAAAATAATTAAACATATATTTTAATTCAAATTTCCAGCATTTGTTGCGCGAGGCACATTGTTACCGAGCCCTATCGGTCGTGGTCCCCAGATATTCAAAGTTCCCGACGTTAATGGTACCCTCCAAAAGCTAATCCAATCCTTACCCTTACCCTTATCGTTTTCCATCGGTTCAATAACCCCCATATGTGAATCAGGTGCCAAAGCTAGAACCATATATTTGGCCAAAATGAATTGACTTTGGAATATTTGTTCAGGGCTCATACGAGCAAACCATTCATAATAGGTGCGTTTCAGTATCATTTTATCGGGTATCCATATACCATACATTTTTCCATAAAAGTGAATATAATCCTGACCTAATAAGGTCTCAACTGTAACAGGTTCATCGTCAACTGTTCTGGTACCGACATCAGTACCGGGAATTAAACGCATTTTGCCATTCGTGATTTTATCGTTACACCATCTGTCAAATTCTCCTAAAAATCCGGTTTGAGCAGTGTAATCATCTGAAATAGTGCGTTCCATAAAGTTAATAAACGCCTTAACAGTATCGTTTTCTTTTTTCGCACCCATAAATTGCGCACTGGGATAAAATAATTTAGTAGTGGCAGTTATATTGAGGTCATAATTTTCACATACAAACATAGTATCATCATTTGTGCCTTTATTATATAGCCCAATTAAGTCTCTAAAACATAAAAAGGAAATGGGTGCACTTAGACCCCCATAAGTATAAATGAGTTTAGCTAGTGCAAGTTGTCTGACATAACATTTAATAGGGTCAGCAAGAAGAGCAATATTGATATCCCATTTAGGGATAAGTTTTTCAAAAGAGCCGTCGTCAATTAATACAATTTTAAATGATTCATCACAGTTCTTAATAATACTCTTAACAGTTAAATATAGATAGGGTTGGTTCAAGTCATTAGAACTTCTGGAACCAAAACTGAGCCAATTGCGTGAATTATATTCGTGTGGGATATGAATCCACAATATTGGTTTTTTACTCTTGTCTAAAGTTTTATCTTTTAACAAATATTTTTTTATTTCGCCATAACTATCAAAATTAGCAGTTGTTGTTTGTTTTTCTAGGTATTTTTGGTAAAGTATGCCTAATGATATGAGTATAACGAATAGGATAATGTAATTAGCTACTAACATATATTATAAATTTATATTATTTTTTATTTTTTATTTTACAAGAAAAATGTTTATATTAATTTATTTTATCGATTAGTTATTTGTTTAATATCTCCCCAAAATGCAGTTTGTTTTTGTTTTGCCCTTTCTGATTCCTGAGCATATTTGAAAGCTAAAGCAGACGAATCGTGATCCAATTGATTTTTCTGTCTTAACAATTGTCTTTCTGCTTCTTCCTTTGTTAAAGGGGTTACATCAACCCTGTCACGATGTGCCTTGTATTCACTAATAGTATTGAACTTTTGTATATTATTATAATCCTCATTTGTAACAGGTATAAGCGTTTCAGTATATGCTTGACGTAAATCAGTATATTCATCAGTAGAAAAATTATCACCTGCATTTAGAAGAGACCCTCCAAAAGTAGAAGCAAACATATCGGTAACTCCTGTATAAACAGTTAAAGACTGAATTTGTTTCTTTTTCTGTTCAAAAATGTCGTTCATATTGCTTTTCGTGACATTTTCATTAATATTCATAATACCTTCATCAGTTTTTAACCAATCACCATAACCTTGCTCAATTGGGTTGTCAACTCGATGTTTTTCAAAGGCTTCATTAAACCAACTATTGAAATTTTTGGGGTCTTTAAAGTTTTTGTTTTTTTCAAACATATGGTCTAATACGTTCTTATTACTTTCATCGAAAAAATCCTCATCCTTATATGTTTTTTTTGTAGATTTATTTTGAAACTCATAAATGGAATAAATGCGTTTGTATGCCTTTGAAAAGAATAGAAAGTATTTCGGGTCTAGTCTGGATTTATCAGGATGCATTTTTAAAGTAATTTGTTTTGCATCTTTTAAAGTATTTTCATTTAGGATATTTCCGGGAATATTAAATAGATGATATAAGTCTTCTAAGGAATAATGTTCTAAGTCCAAATCTAGCGTATCTAATGTTGTATTATGAAAATTAACTGGTTTAGATAATTGAGACTGTCTATTTAAAGGATTAGAATTGTTAAAAGGGTCTTGTTTATAATCGTTGTTTGATTCGCGAATTTTAATTCCAGCTTTTGGGCAACTTGTGGGGGTGCATTCTCCAAGTCCTCTATAATTCATTTTATATTATAGAAACTAAATATTTAATTTATAATCTAAATAAAATATTTATAAGAATTAAATAACTTAACCGGTGTGATTTTTTACACAATTTGAAGTAGAGCATTGATTAGAGGCACAATGACCTTCACAATGTCCATCATCAATATATATACGATAAACAACAGGATTAGGTAATGGGTAAATAGGAAGTAATTTTACGGGTTCACATAAAATATTTTCTTTTACAAATGCATTTATAGATTTGTTAGATAATGGGATTTTAACGCGACCTCCATTAGCAGGATAAAAATACACTTCTTTAAGAGATTTTAAATTAAAATGTTCAATTATTGTCGAGTAAAGGCGACATAAAGTATCATTCTTATACACCGTAATAAAATTACTGTATCCACAACATTTAGTGACTTCAAATGTAAAAGCCATATAATTCATATTTCGAATATATTCATTTAACTTGTCGGTGTATTTGTCATCGTTCATTTTAATTCTTAAATCAATGTTTCTTTAAGTTGTTTTCTAAATACATTATTTCGGCTCTTTAAGTTGTTTTCTAAATACATTATTTCGGCTCTTTAAGTTGTTTTCTAAATACATTAAAATTGAAATAATTGGTTCTTTTATTATATACTATTATTTCAAATATTATGTCCAACGACAATGATAACAACGACAACGACAACGATAGCCGTGATAGTAGAGATAGCGATTTACAAACTATTCGGTTTGAAAGTATTAATACAGAAAATAGTAACTCTCAACAACCACTTTTTGTTCCTGATGATGATTGGCGAGATAACAGTTCCTTATCATGGCTATTTAATCGCAGAAATACTATAGAAACTAACTTTTCAAATAAATCTAAAGAAAAACATAAATCATTTAAGAAACAAGATTGCTGCATATGTTCTTAAACTGCGTTATTTACGGCCTCTAAGTTATTTACGGCCTCTTAAAGATAATAAATGTAGTCCACATCTCTTAAAAAACGCGTCTAAACCCCCAGGATCTGCCCCAGTAATCGAATCATCCGGAATATAAGTTGTATTACCTTTCTTAAAACACAATATAACTGGAATACCATTCACCATTCTCTTACTTTTAAAATATGTATATAAGTCTATCGATTCATCTACATCTATTTCACAACAAATTACATTATCAGGAGATGACGCAAAAAACGCGTCTACTACTGGCTTAATTTTTTTACACGGTCCACACCAAGTCGCTCCCAATTTAACAATTACTAATCCGGGATTTTTCTCCAACAAACTTATAAAGTGGTCTCTACTCTGGAAATAGGATATAATAGTCTTTTGTGTTTGAGACATTTTATACAAATTAAGAAATTAATTTGTTTATAGTTCCGCAATGAAAAATTTAATGTTGTAATATATTATGACTACTCTTACACCTAACAATATTGTTGATAATCTTAATAAAAATTTTGATAAAATTATCGGACAAGCTATTATAGGTTACAATAATTTTTACCAAATGGAACAAGTCTTGTTAAATAGTATTCAAAACAATTCCGGACAGAATTCTAATGGAAGTAAAAAAGTCATTGCATTTTTAACAACATATGCTACCATTGTTCAATATGGCAAAAACTATTTTTTAGACCAAATAATCACCAATTATGTTGAAATGGAAAATCTAACACTTTATATTAACACTATTAGTCCATTTTTTTCACAAACTCCAAATAATTACATTAACGGTTCTGTAGAAGAATTGGCCGGAGGTCAAAAAGGCGGAAACAATCTATTGATACAGTTATTTGTTAGTTTAGCTATACAAATGTTGTTTTCTTCATTAGCTAATAGCCAAAACATTGCTAACTCTATTTCTTTATATGGTCAAAATTCTGAAGTTTCTATTGATATTAATAAAGGCAAAATTCCTAAATATCGTTCTACAATTGATGATATTATTAATCCTTTGAACGCTACACAAATGGAACAAAAGACTAGTGAATATGGCCGCAAAGTTGTGTTTCCTAAGGATACAATCGTTAATAGCTTAAATCTAACAGAGAGATATTCACCAGAATTTATTTCGAAACTTAAAGGAAATCAAGGCTTTTTAGAAAAATTTCTACAATTAAACTCTGATGAACAATTTTACAAGTTATTTTATTCTAATATATCTGCTCGGGTTGAATATCTTAATAGCTTAATTGATATTATTCATCCTGTATTAGAAAACATGTGTAAAGGGTTTGTTAAAACAACTGACAGATTGTTACCCATTCCTTTATATGAATTATTAAATTCTGATATGGCAATGGAGTTTCAACGTATTAAGGATAAAAGAGATGCTTTAATTAACTCAAAAATGGCTCAACTAAAATCTGATAAACTTACTGCATTACAAATTACTCAGGCTGAACCAGGTATGTTAGACGTTGTTTCTGAAACTGGAGATAAACTTAGTAATTTAGCTAGTAATTTAGCTAGTAATGTGGTTACTGGTAGCATCAATGCTTTTTTTTATTGGCCAAAGGCTGTGTCTGAAACTGCTAAAGCTGCTGAAACTGAAGAAACTGTAAAACCATTATCTACTCAAGAACTACAAGATATTTATGATTCAGTGGATGAATCAGTTAACAAAGAAATCCAAGGATTAGGCGATTATTTTGATAAAGAAGCATTTACTATTTTGGCGAATGAAAAAATGGAAGAACTACAAGAAGCCACTATTGATTCTCTTTCTGTTACAAATTTAAAGATATATTTAACAGCTGTTTGTAAAATAAAAAAACCTAGATATTCTTTTAATCAACCCTCTGGAATATTATCGATTAAAAATCCAGCTAGGTCTCGTTTCCATTTACAAATTTTGGCACAAAATGTGGTATCTTACTATGATACTGTTATTAAAGGTATACAAAGTGTTACTCCAAACGGAGAAGTTATAATCGATATTCCTGATGATATCAGAATACAGAATTTGAACAGTTTGTTAGAAAAATCTCAAGCAGTTATTCCTGTTTTAATTGAATATGATACTGGTTTAGTATCTAGTTTAGCGGATGGAGACGAATCAGCATCAAATATAAATGATTTTTTTGAAAATATTGCAAAAATGTGGATTGATATTAAAAACCCTATTTTACAAGCTTGTGAACAGTTTCCTGAGACTTCTAGGAAAAAAAATACCGAGCTTTCAAGATTGGAGGAAGAAGCTAGAAGAAATAACATGGAACTTGAACGGAAACACGATATGGATGTAGTTCAACGTGGGTTACAAGCAAAACAGAAAAATGAATTAAATGAACTTTCACAGAAAGATTGGGAAATTTTTAATAGAATGCTTGGAATAAATATTGGGGGAACTTTAAACACTGTTACTACCACTGCTAATTCTATTGTCAATTCTACAACTGATTTTGGAACAAATACACTTGAAAATGTGGATATAATATTTAAAAAAGGGTTCGCTAATCTTAATACTATTGCTTGGGGTATAACAAATAGTGGTATGGTTTTATTTATCCCAGTGTTATTTTTAATTGCGTTAAAAACTGGTCTTATAACTGCTATATTTGATAACATTAAAGGCAGACTACAAAGGCCTAACACACCGGCTCTTCCTCCTGTTAATGCTAATCCGCCTGTTAATGCTAATCCGCCTGTTAATGCTAATCCGCCTGTTAATGCTAATCCGCCTGTTAATGCTAATCCGCCTGTTAATGCTAATTATCAATATTATTTA